AGACAAGCCTGACATGGAAGGGTTCATGCGTGAGTGGTTGTCCCTCGTTGAGTCTAAGTCTGGTGAGCGTGGTATCTTCTCTCGCCCAGCAGCAGACAAGCACGTAGAGATGAATGGACGTAGGGAGACAGGACATGAGTGGGGTACTAACCCTTGCTCTGAGATTATCCTACGCCCTTACCAGTTCTGTAATCTAACAGAGGTTGTTGTACGTGAAACAGATGACCTTGAAAGCCTACGCCGTAAGGTACGACTAGCTACCATCCTTGGTACAGCACAGTCTACCTTTACTAAGATGCCATACTTGCGTAAGATTTGGCAGAAGAATACAGAAGAAGAACGACTACTAGGTGTGTCACTAACAGGTATCATGGACAACCCTGTACTATCTAAGACTGTTGACAGCCCACGCTGGCTACAAGAGTTGAAGACACAGGCCATTGATATCAACCGTGTCTACGCTGACAAGCTAGGTGTACCAGCCTCTGCTGCTATCACCTGTGTCAAACCTTCTGGTACTGTATCGCAGCTTACTGATACAGCTTCTGGTATTCACGCACGGCATAGTGCTTACTATATCCGTACTGTACGTGGTGACAACAAAGACCCACTAACACAGTTTATGAAGGACAGTGGCATCCCCCATGAACCATGCGTGATGAAGCCTGACTCTACTACAGTGTTCAGCTTCCCTACTAAGTCACCATCTGGTGCTGTTACTCGTAATGATATGACTGCACTACAGCAGCTAGAGTTGTGGAAGAACTACGCACTCAACTGGTGTGAACACAAACCATCAGTGACTATCACAGTCAAGGATGCAGAGTGGATGGCAGTGGGTGCATGGGTCTATGAGAACTTTGACATATGTTCAGGCATCTCATTCCTACCCCACAGTGACCACACATATGCACAAGCTCCTTATCAAGAGGTTCCTAAAGAAGACTACGAGGAACTAAAGGCTGTAATGCCTAAGAGAATTGATTGGTCAGCTTTGTCTGCATATGAAAAGGTGGATACTACATCAGGTAGCCAAACACTAGCCTGTACCGCAGGTGCGTGTGAGTTGGTGGATATCTAAAGTACCTCTATTAGCGAAAGTTTGTAACATGAAAGTATTAGGTAACGATTTTAACATCACAGATGGCCTACTCCGTACGTTGTATGAACTCTATCCAGACAAACTTCCGCATACACAAGTAACCCCTGAGGAATTAGCTTTCCTTAGGGGTCAACAGTCTGTGATACAAAAGTTAATAGAGTTGCAAAATCAAGATTTTGAGGATTATTAGAATGGGTGGATTATTCAAACCCAAGATGCCTACACCCCCACCTGCTCCTGCTAGACCAGTGACTGCGGTGGCTAAGACACCTGACTTAGAAGTAGGCGGCGAGGAAACCCCAGCAATGGGGATTAAGAAAAAGCGTAAAGGTAAACAACAACTAGTCACACCTACAGATACCTCTCTCCAAACAGGTAGTGCTGGTGCTGGCCTTCAGATAACAAAGGGGCAGTAGCATGGGTGCGCCAGCAAAGAAAATAAAGAAGGCTGCTAAGAAAGTTGGCAAAGCTGTTAAGAAACAAGTTAAAAAGGTAGATAGCTTTGTAGAAAAGAACGTGGAAAGACCTGTTAAAAAGGTAGTTAAGAAAGTTGCTACTGAAGTTGAAGATACTGTAACAGGTAAAAATAAATATACACGTGATCCTTCAAGGATGCCTACAGCACAGACAGCAGCATCTAAGGGTGCGCCTAGAGAAGAGGCTGAAGAAGTTGCCACCACTGTGGAAACAGGGGCTGGTATGCAACGGCGTAGACGCAAGGGTAAGAAGGCTCTGGTAGTTAAACAAGCGGCAGCACAAGTAGGCGGCGAAGGCGGTTCAGGTTTGAACATCCCTAAGGGGTAGTGTTATGGGTGCAGTAGTTATTAAAACTGATGACGATGAAGTCATGGGTAAGGATGCAAAAGATATTGACCACAACGCTACGATGCCTATGGTTGACTATGATAAGCTAAACAAGTACAAGAAAAAGAAACCTGCACAGGGTTTACTTATACCAGAGGTACAATAAATGGAACAAGATGTAGGTACAGTAGCTAAACGCTACAGCCAACTAGACGGAGAGAGAGATACTTTCCTAGAGAGAGGCCGTGAGGCAGCAAGGCTTACTATCCCTACTCTTTTGCCAGATGAAGGACACACTAGTTCTTCAGTATACGCTACACCGTATCAAGGCATTGGAGCAAGGGGTGTTAATAACCTTGCATCTAAACTACTGCTTGCTCTCCTACCACCTAACAGCCCCTTCTTTCGGCTGACTATAGATGACTTTGACTTGCAACAGATTGCAGGTGATAATCGTGGTCAGGTTGAAGAGGGGCTTGCACGTATTGAACGTGCTGCAATGCAAGAGATTGAGGGTAAGTCAATCCGTGTCCCTACCTTTGAGGCGCTAAAGCTGCTTATCGTTACTGGTAATGCGCTAGTCTATATGCCAAAAGAAGGTGGGATGAAAGTATTCCGTCCGGATCGTTACGTTGTAAAACGTGATGCTATGGGTAATGTACTTGAGATTATTACCAAGGAGTCTATGGCTCCTGTTGCTTTACCTGATGAGGTAAAAGCACAAATACCACCATCAGATACACCAGCTAAAAGCTACGATCTTTATACCCGACTTACTCGCACACCTAAAGGCTTTGAGGTTATTCAAGAAGTCGCAGGAGTATTGCTTGAGACTTCTAAGGGTATATTTAAACCAGATCAAAACCCTTTCATCCCACTACGGTTCATCCGTATTGACGGTGAGGATTATGGGCGTGGTTTTATTGAGGAGTACATAGGTGACTTGAGGAGCCTTGAGGCTCTGACTAAGGCTATCGTACAGGGTAGTGCTGCATCTGCTAAGGTACTATTCCTCGTCCGTCCTAATGGTAGTACTAAGACTAAAGACCTGTCAGCAGCACCTAATGGTGCGTTCCTACAGGGTGATAGTAATGATGTGTCTACCCTACAGGTACAGAAGGGTGGCGATTTCCGTGTTGCTCTTGAGACAATGCAGATGATTAATGATCGTCTCGCTGCTGCTTTCCTACTCAACTCCTCTGTACAACGTGCAGCGGAGCGTGTGACAGCAGAAGAAGTACGCTTCATGGCACAGGAACTAGAGACAGCCCTTGGTGGTGTGTACTCTATTCTATCTCAGGAGTTCCAATTACCACTAATCAACCTACTACTCAACTCTCTCCAGAAGCAGGGCAAGATGCCTAAGATGCCTAAGGATAGTGTTACTCCTACGGTTGTTACTGGTATTGAAGCACTAGGCCGTGGACAAGACTTGAATAAACTAGCTACTTTCCTACAGTACCTTCAGCCCCTTGGACCTGAGGTTATTGCTAGTGAGATGAACCTAGGTGATTACATAGATAGACTAGCCGCATCACTGGGCATTGATACTTCTGGACTTATTAAGTCAGAAGAACAGAAGGCACAGGAACAGATGATGCAACAGCAAATGATGCAACAACAAATGCTGGAACAGGGAGGCATGGGAGCTTTGCAAAAAGCAGCCCCTGCTATTGCTGGGTCAATGGACCCTGAACAAGTACAACAAGCTATGGAGCAAATAAGTTAATGGCTGAAGCACTGAACACTTATCAAGAACCTGCGTCTGAATCTCAGGAGCATATTAATGAAATGCTGGAAAAGGTAGCAGGAGCAGAAACAAACTCTGAGCGTCCTGAGTGGCTACCTGAGAAGTTTAATTCCGTTGAGGATATGGCTAAGGCATACTCTGCATTAGAGAGTAAGCTAGGCCAGCCTCAGAGGGAAGAAGAAGAATCCGGTGAAGAAGTACAAGAACTAGTATCAGCAGATGCCTCAGAAGTTTCAGAGGTTTTGGGTGCTAATGGTATTGACTTTGATGTACTGCAACAAGAATACCAAGAACTTGGTGGTCTATCTGAGGATGCTTATGCAGCCTTGGAGGAGGCTGGGTTTCCTGAGGCAGTTGTAGATCAGTGGATTGCTGGTCAACAGGCTGTCTCACAACAAGTACAAACAGAAATGTTCTCCCTAGTAGGAGGACAGGAACAGTATCAGGAACTGGTAGGGTGGGCATCTGATGCACTACCTGAAGCAGAGATTGATGCGTTCAATGCAACAATGGAAACGCAAGACCCTAATATGATTAGGCTTGCTATCCAAGGTCTTAATGCTCGTTACCGTTCTGAGGCAGCACCTAGTCTACTACAGGGTGGTACTGGTCCTGTATCCACAGGCGGGAAGTTTGAAAGTACTGCTGAATTAACAGCAGCTATGAGTGACCCTAGGTACGAGAAAGACCCCGCCTACAGGCAGCAAGTCTCTGATAAGTTGGCTCGTTCTAGCCTGTTCTAAGTTGTTGCATTTGGTGAGGGGATTGTATAAGAGTCCCCTCTCCTTCTAGTTACATTACGGTGTACCTAGAAGGGGCAACCCTAACACGAAGCTAACATAACAAACGATTACCCCTGACCCCTTGCGAGGGACAATCTTGGAGAAAGGATGTAGTGTAATGCAGAGTGTACTTAACTCAACATTATACTCACTAAGGAGTAATTTAAAATGGCACAAGCTGCTTCAAATCCGGCCTATAGCGTAAGCTTCCAAGGCCAAAATAACCTATCAGGTGACGTACGTGACCTGTTCCTCAAGCTGTATGCAGGGGAAGTCCTGACAGCCTTTGAGGAAAAGAAAGTCCTCATGGACAAAGTACGTACTCGCACAATCTCAAAGGGCAAGTCTGCCTCATTCCCACTGACAGGACGCGCAACCGCTGAGTACCTGACCCCTGGAAATGAGATCACAGGCGGGTCAATCCGTGCTGGTGAGCGTATCGTAACTATTGATGACTTGCTCATCTCTAGCCAGTTTATTGCTAACATTGACGAAGCAATCAACCACTACGATGTACGTTCTATCTACTCAAAGGAAGCTGGTATCGCTCTAGCTAACGAGGCTGACCGTAACGTAGCACGTATGCTTACTAAAGCTGCGCTGGCTACCAACGCTACTCGTGCTGCTGGTCTGATCCAAGACTACAAAGACTTTGCAGAAGAGGATTTCACCAACAACGTAACAATCGGTACAGTTACTGCTGACGCTCTTGACCCAGCAAAGTTGGCTAAGGCTATCTTTGATGCAAAGAAAGAGTTTGACATCAAGAATGTTGACCATGCTAACGCTGTTGTAGCACTAGCACCTGAGCAGTACTACGCCCTTCTGGACGTTACTGATGGTTCTAAGCTGACATACATGAACAAGGACTTTGGTGGTAATGGTTCAATCGCTTCTGCGACTGTGCCTATGATTGCTGGTATGCCTGTTGTTATGTCTAACCATGCTAAAGTATCTAACCTGTATGTGAACTTCACCACAGGCGATGCTGATGAAGGTAAGACTTCTGACAATGCACCACTAGCAAACACTGCTGGTTCTGGACGCACAACACACTATGACCTACCGACTGCTGCTGTAGACGGTGCTGACATGGTGGCACTTGCTTCTAAGTTCCGTGGCTTTATCTTTACCCCAGACGCTGTTGCTACTGTCAAGCTTCTTGACTTGGGCATGGAGTCTGAGTATCAGATTAACCGTCAAGGCACACTGATGGTTGCTAAGTACGCAATGGGACACAACGTCCTGCGTCCAGCAGCCTGTATTGGTCTGTCTGAGGCTTAATAATACTAGGGGGGGTGGCTTCGGCTGCTCCCCTTTTTCTTTGGAGAATGATATGCCAGAAGTTGCAGGTAAACATTACAAGTACACTAAGAAGGGTATGGCACAGGCTAAGGCTGCGGCTAAGAAGACTGGTGCAACCCTAAAGTATAAGAAGAAGAAATAGTATGGCTATTACACACGCAGGTGAAACCTTTCAAGGACTACGTATACCAAAGCGTTCTCCTAAAGGTAACAAATCACATGCTGTACTGGTAGGCACAAGAGAGAAACCAAAAGTTATTAGGTTTGGTGAACGAGGTGCTAAAACAAACCAGTCAGCCAAACAACGTAAAGCTTTCAAAAGCAGACACGCAAAGAACATAGCCAAAGGACCGTCAAGCGCAGCTTATTGGGCTAATAAGGTTAAGTGGAAAGCATAGGTAAACGACATGGCAGGAACAACTAAACTAGATGCAGTCAACACAATGCTTTCTGCCATTGGCGAAGCACCAGTTAGTAGTCTCTCCTCAGGCTTGATTGAAGCAGAGATTGCAGAGACTATCCTTAACACAGTTGACAGAGAAGTACAGTCTATGGGCTGGCACTTTAACACAGATTTAAATAAAAGCTTTGCTCAGACTACGGCAGGTGAAATATCTCTCCCTGCTGATATTCTTAGAGCAGATTCCACGCTGAAAGCTAACGCACCTAACTTGGTGCAGCGTGGTCTTAAAATGTATGATAGGACTAATCACACCTTTATTGTGGGTACTGATGTAGCCCTTGATGTTGTGGTACAGTTAGACTTTGATGACTTACCTGAGGTAGCTAAAAGATATGTAGTACTACGTGCTACTCGTGTATTCCAAGACCGTGTTGTTGGTTCAGATACACTACACGGCTTCCAAAAGGAAGATGAGAACATGGCATTTATGGAATTGAAAGACTTTGACAAAGCCGCTGATGACCATAACATCTTTGATAATTATGATACCTTTAGCATTATTGATAGACAGGGACGGAGAACAATCTAATGGCACTCATCAGTCAATCTATCCCAAACCTAGTTAATGGAGTATCACAACAACCACCATCATTACGTTTGAATACTCAAGCAGCCTTACAAGAGAATGGTTTGTCTAGTGTTGTTACAGGTTTGTCTAAGCGTCCTAGCTCACAGCACATTGCTGACTTAGGAGTTATCTCAAACCTAGATAAAGCATTTATCCACACTATCCGTAGGGATGAGAATGAGTTCTACTCTATGGTGGTAGATACTGCTGGTACTATTAGGGTGTTTGACAAAGATGGTGTATCCAAAACTGTAACAAACAATGCAACATCCTACTTATCTGGATTGACCAATCCTAATGAAGAGCTAGCTGCTGTCTCTATTGCTGACGCAACCTTCATTATTAATAAGAATGTCATCGTAGCTAAGGACACTGCTCTGTCCCCAACACGTAATCCAGAAGCACTAGTATATGTCAAACAGGCTGACTATGCTTCTACATACCGTGTAAAGATTACTAAGGGTGGTAGTAATAGTACTGTAGAGTTTGCTACTAAGTCCTCTACTCAGGCTAGTACAGCAGACACACAAGCCGCAGAACGTGGTGCATCTACTGATTTGATTGCTGAGAATTTAGATACTTTCTCAGGTAGTGTTGTTGATGGTACTTACTACCAAAACATCATTAACGGTAGCGCAGTAACAGGTATTACTATTACTCGTTATGGATCAGTACTACACATTCAATCTACCGACAGCACAGACTTCCAAGTAGAAGTAGGTGACTCTCATGGTGGAGATCATCTTAAAGTATTCAAAGAAGAAACACCGGACTTTAAGCAGTTACCTGTTGAGGGACCAAACGGTTTTATCATTAAGGTATCAGGTG